AAGCAGGCAATGGATGAACTCCTGACGCTAGAATCGTCAAATCCTCTACTCAAAAAGGAGGCGGTTGAGGATTCAACACCTATTCCTCCTATTCCTACTTGAAGAATCCTGCTACATATTCATACGTCTCGGGCGGAAAGCCGAAGAGAACAATATAAATAAAAGCGCCAAACAACGGAATTCCTGCAAATACAGCGGTAGCAATGGCCCAACCGAACATTCCACCCGCTGAAGGAACAACGATCGACGTAAGCAGTCCGAGAATCGGTATAAACCAGACAACTAGAAACATGTTAGCATACGGTTTCATAATTGGAAACTTGCCGAACACAATGGTTTCCACCGCATACCATCCCGCACGGGAGTAGATGAGAAGAAGAATAAGCACAAGGGTGTATCCCAGATAGCTGCTGGCCGATGAAATAGTTGGCTTGTGGATAGGATCCGCAGTCTCTTCGGGGGGGACGTCGGCGACTGGGTCGTCGGTGTTCATTCTTCTTATTATTATGTAGAGAACACGAGATTACCCTGTCCATTTGTAACCTTGAGGAAGTTGTAGGATTCAATATAGACTATAGACGAATAGGCGCCATATTGTAGAGGATTTTGCGTGCTCGGGGGAATAATTGAGAGAGTCTGGCCTGCCTGAAGAAGGGGGGGAATACCTGGACCTGGAGAGATGGTTGCGCCTATTGGAACGAGTGTAGGAATAGTGTTAAACGCTGTTTCCTTCACTATACAAACTGCAGAGGGACTTACAATAGGAACAAGCTGTCCTGAACTATCGTAGATAGATGTCAGAGTCGGTGGAACCAGCAGTGTATATTGGAGATTTGTGCGATTGAACATGGATCCATTGAGGGTTCCCGACGGCTGAGTAATGGTATTGGGATCCAGGGAGAAAGAGTAGAGATTAATACCAGGAAGAGAAGTAGTATCTCCCTTCGAGAACTTGTAATTCTGTATGAGACGGAAGAAGTTCGTGTTCTTCGTATTTTCACGCTGGGTTCCGTCGAGAACTACCGTTCCCTCCTGCATAATGTCCTGCATGTTCATATTGTTGGATAACTGGATACCCGAAGAGTAAAACTGTGATGGAGGAACGGGAGAAAATACATTTGAAGGAAGAATAGAGGGATTGACGGGTGGGTAGTAGATATTGTCCCAATTTGTGTAATTATCCCAGTCGTTCAGCAGAATACGATCTTGGCGCTGGAAAAGCGACACAATGCGAGTGCACAAATTATACATTGGGATGGGAACATCGTTGTAGCCATACTGATTGTTGTTTTTCATATACCGCACCTGTGTCACCAAAAACGACTTTTCGTAGGCGGCAACATGTGCGCGCTCGGTATCTGTGAGGAAAACGTAGTTGGCTTCGATGTAAGGATTAAAGTTCCAGTTCTGGAGTGATGAGTTTGTAGGATTTCCCTGAATGTCGGGGTAGGAAAGGAAGTTCTGCATTCCACGGAAAGGGTCCGCTGGGTTTCCCACAATGCGAGTTAGGTAAGTGGGATTATACTTATTTGCAGGGTTCACATCGATCATCGTAAATAGATTGTAAATGTTGTTAAACGTGATCTGTATCTCTACCTCCGTCTGCACGAGAGAAACGAGGGGAAGTGACTGACCAATATCCTCGCAAAACCAAAACGGTAGGGGGATATTCAGTTGACGACCCCGAATGGAGGGGGCAGGGGCATTGACTCCATCTACATTGATAGCGTTGGGATACTGATTAAAGAGTCCAGTAGAATTGGCAGGATCGTGCATATCGGGTGTATTGCCAACCATTTTATCGAGAATTGCTCGCTTGGTAGAGTCGTGCTTCAAGTAACTTGCAATCTTCATCCATTCTCCCGTCATAGTGACTACAGGCGTTCCGTTGAGAGTGACTGTAGCCTGCTGAATCATGTTGTATCCGAGATTACGAATCCACTGGAACTGAAACTCCTTGGCCAGATGGGTTATGGGGTCTATCTCAACAAGGGGAGACCAAATGTCGGGGATATCGACACACAGATAACAGTCATGGAGAAGATCGGCGTAGCGAGGAACCTTGAAGCGGAATGTCTTGTTGCCTGCAATTGGCAAATTGGTATCGGTGACATTCATTGGAGGAAGTTGGAAATGCTCCATCGCAAAGTTCGTGTGGCGCTTATACATCTTCGTAAAATACGTCATCGACGGATTTCCGTTCAAAAATACGTTCTGGGCGCCGAAGCCAGTGAGTTGGACGAGGCCGCCTGGCATGCCTTGCTATATTATGTTATACTGTATGAATAATGTATAAGAACCTTCCGTATATCCTTATTGGCATTCTGGTCATCGCAGTTCTGATTCACTCGTATATGAGCGTTCGCTTCGGATACGACTGGATTGGGGCGCAGACACGTAAGGTGATTGCGCGGACGATGACAAAGAGTAATTCGATTACAGAACTATATCCTATTCCGCCCATTCCCTTTATGGACCGCTTTTCGCAGTATACGAAGATCCCCAAGATGAAGGAGAGTTCAGAGGCTCCTGGCGTAGCCTTTTACTGAGGGTTGTTGATGAAGGCATCGGAGGCAACATTCATATTGGGCGTCTTCTTCTCGCCGCCAGGGAATACAGTGACGTTGTTGGCGAGGACAAACCCGTTGGTGTTCGTGCAGCATGTAGGACTCCACGACACTCCGCGGGCTCCTTTCTGGGAATTATAGTCTGCACCCGCTGCAAACGTCGTATACGTGCTCGCATACGCCGCCTTCTGCGACTGAGGATAATTCCTGTAATACTGGTTTACCGCCGCACGTTTCTTCATCTCCGTCACTTCTGACGCACTCTTGAACTGAGTCTGCTGACTCAGAAATTTAGGACCACCTTCTAGTGAAACAGTGGGATAGTATGAGGACATGCTATTATATTTACAGGTTAGAAAATGATACATACAAATGGCTCCTGTTCGCTTCCTCCTGGTCTCCACGCACACCGAGCAGGTGACTGGTTATTCGAAGGTGTCATACAACCTTCTCAAGCAGCTCGGCACGCTCCAGCCGCTGATCAAGATCTTTCACTTTGGGTTTCAGCGCACACCTGCACGTCTCCCCACACCCGCCCGCCCGCTCACGGGCATCATTCAGTATGATGCGGCCGCCAACGAGGACCCGAAGGAGCAGGGCTTTGGCTTTAACAAGTTCAAGGAGTATGTTGACACTGTCAACCCCGACATCATCATGATCTACAACGACCCCATTGTGATCAATCAGTTCATCCAGCAGGTGAAGGATGTCCCGAAGTCGTGGAAGCTGTGGGTCTACCTCGACCAGGTCTACAAGGGCGCGGACATGGGACTGCTCCGCAATATTGAGAATGCCTCTGACCGTATCATCTGCTTCACGGAAGAGTGGAAGAAGTATCTCATGACCCGCCTGACGACCCCCAACATCAAGATCGATGTTCTTGAGCACGGTATTGATTCGCTCGTGTTTAAGCCCCTATCGGACGGCGAGCGCGCAGGCATTCGCAAGAATCTGAACCTCAAGTCGAGCGACAAGGTGTTCCTGAATATGAACCGCAACTCCCAGCGTAAGCGTCTCGATCTCACGATCATGGCGTTTGCCCGTCTACTCAAGAAGTTCCCCGATGCCCCTTACCATCTTCTGCTTGTGACAGGTGTCAAGCCCGAGGGCGGCGCATTCTACCAACCCCTCCAGATCTACCTCAACGAGCTGGAGCTGCTGGGCATGGACAACCTGAAGTATGGCACGCGTGTCACGATCGTTGACACGACGGCTCCGCAGGCCTACTTCAACGACGATGCTATTAACCAGCTCTACAATGTGGCGGATGTAGGTATTAACACGTCAGCGGGCGAGGGCTTCGGTCTGTGCCAGCTGGAGCACATGGCGACGGGCGCCCCACAGGTGGTGTTGGCACTGGACTGCTACAAGGCGTTCATGAACGACAAGACGAGCGTGCAGCTTGCTACGACCTCGTATTCGTATCTCCAAATGACGGCAGGTGTCGGTCTCACGGAGTATACCACAACGGCGGAGGCGGTTGCGGAGGGTATGGAGAAGGCACTCGCAATGTGTGGTAAGGAGACCACCGAGGCGTGTGTGGCCCTTGCCCGCACTCGCCCGTGGTCCAAGGTGTGCGACGATTTCCTAGAGTCGGTCATTGCCAAGTAAAGTAAAAAACTAAAAACTACCCGACAATCATTATCATCACACGAAATCGGGGTTCCAGCGACGGAGTTTCTTTTCCAACATATCTTTGAGAAACCAATTGCGGATAGTCCCGCGAAACGGCGTAGCGTGGCCGTAATCAATGCACCATACAACTCCATCCTTCTCGATGAAGTTGTAAGGTGTAATATCAATGTATTCCATGTTCCCTTCCTTCAACAGTTTCTGGAGAATGTAGTGCACCTGCTTCCAGATCCAGGTGGGAATATTGCTGGCGCTGGAGCCGTACTTGTCGGCAAGGGACATTTCGTCCAGATCTAGCATCACCATGTAGGAGGTATTGTTTGTATCAAAGATAGGGGGAGCAACATTGAGATCAGCAGCCTTCTTCTGGAAATGGATTTCCAGAGGATCGCGAACAGTTTTCATGAATGTGGTGGACGGAGGAACGGGCATTCTGCGTCTGTGTTCTTCCCCAGACAGGGCTAAACCCGATCCGTTTTTGTCCACCATGCACGGATGCGTGAGGCGAACAGGAAACTCTCGTGGTAATGCTGGTTAATATCCTCCAGCGTCTCACACATCATCAGGAGATGAATCAGGACAGGGTTCAGACCCGACATGTAAATTGGTTTAGTAACATCCAGCTTGATCTTCCGCTGATACGGTGTAAGATTCTGATCGCCGATATTTTCAGCCATGAGATCGTAGGTTGCAGAATAGGTACCCTGGTAGTCGCCAATGAGGACATCATTACCGTTCTTGAAGCATGCAATGATCATTGGGACCGTTGTATCTTGCGGCAGCTTGGCCAACATTTCGGGAGCAGGAAGAGTTTTCACATCAATCGCATTGGACTTTTCCATGTTCTTGTAGGCCACCTTGTTGTAGCGACCATAATGCTCTTCAAATCCCACGATCTTGTAGAATGGCTCGCCCTTATTGTTCTTGGCCCGACGGAGATAGTTCAGGTACGGCTCAAACGATTCCACAAACCGACGCTCCGTGAAGAAGATGTATTCGTAAAACACTCCACCAGGCTGGGCGCAGTCAATCATATCTGTGACTACTTCCTCATACTTTGGTGGTTCACGCGAGGCCGACGCTCCCTGTTCCCTAGCAGTTTCCTCGGCTGTTAAGCACGCAGGATGCTCAATATAGATGCGGTCCTGCATAACATCCTCCTTCTTCTGGAAATCGTAGGCGTCATTGAGCCACAAGTACTCAATAGGTAATTGAATAGACGAAATCGCCTCATTCTGCCGACCAGTAGTGAACACCATCGAGAGAATACGGTCATCGGCCTTACCCTGCATATCTGGCTGAGCCGACACTTTACCCCACTGCTTCAACAGCAGAATCGCCTGACGAGTAGGAGCAAAATACATTGTGCCTCCCGACGTTTCAAAAATATAGGGATCAAAGCATACATCGTCACGGAGATAATTCATGCTTCCGCGGGGATCCACATTCCATCCGCGAGCCATGAAATCTACCGAGGGCATATCAAAAAGATCGGGGTAACGCTTGATCGTCATGTCTCCGTCAATGTAAAGAACTCCACGACCCTGTGCCCCTGCCGTCAGGAGAGCCTCCTTGATAAACAGGGGTTTGAGATTAATAGCCAACTGATACTTTCCAGGAAAAGCAAATTCAGGATACTCTTCCACAATATAGTTGCAACCCACAGATTTGCACATGTTGATCCACGTATCAATCATATCCTCAAACTT